ATCCTACAAGGACGGCATTACTGCTTCCGGGACAAAGACCCCTGCCGCCACGAGCGACAAACAAGCACAACCAGACAACAGTCTCCCTGATTACTGGAAACAGAAAAGCGAGGATTTCAAGTACTGGAAGGAATCCTACAAATACGACTACGATATGGGGCGCATATCCGCCGAGGAGTATTACACTACCCTTGCATCGCTCCGCGATGAGTTCCTTGAGAACGATTCGGACGAATGGCGCTCGGTCAACGTCGAAATAAAGAAGTACTACGACAGCTTATCCGAGGAGCAAAAAAAGGCATACGAAAAGCGCCTTGAGGAGCAGAAAAAGGCAGACGAGGAATCCCAGAAGGCAGCGGAACAGGCAGCAGCCGACGCCATCGCCGCCCGGAAAGCGGCATATTCCGTGGAAAAATCCCAGCTTGAATTTAAGCTGAAAACCAACCAGATCTCGGAGAAAAAATACTATTCCGAGCTTGCAAAACTCCGGGACAAGTACCTCGACAAAAACTCCGCCGAATGGCGCAGCGCGTTCCTTGAGACCTACGAGAAGATGATCCAGGCGAACAAAGACGCTCTGGAGCAGCTCCTGAACGACGCCAGCGACACCACGCTGTCCGCTCTGGAGAAGATAGTTTCCGCGCGGGACAGCCTGACGGCTAAGCTTACGGACTTCAACAAAACGTTCGAAAAAGTCACCGAAACCATTCCGGAAACGGTGGCGGTCAAGGGTGATTTCACTATCACCACTGCCGAGCATGATGTCGAGACCTACAAAATGGGCGCTGACAGCATTGAGGATAACGTCAAGGTTCTTGAGGAATACGGCGCAATGCTGGACGCTCTCAAGGCGCGCGGCGCTGATGAAAGCACGCTCAGCTCCATACTGAACATGGATATTGAGGAAGGCATGGAGTTCGGCTCTAAGCTGCTCAATATGTCGGATCAGGCATGGAATAGCTATTTCGACAGCCTTGAGCGGCTCCACAAGACAGCCGCAGAAATATCCGCGAAATACTATCAGAACGAGGTCAACAGCCTCAAGGAGAACTTTGTGGACAAGCTCCGCAGCGCGTTTGACGGCATGACCAGCGACATGTATCAGGTCGGATTCGACACCGCAAAAGCGTTCGTCGAGGGCTGGAACAAGCAGCTCGGAACCGAGGATCTAACCCTCGGAGATATCGCTGCCGCGGTGAGCGGCGGAACGCTGTCCACTGCTCCTGTCGCCGCCCAGAGCATGAGCGCAGCCGGAACCGTACTGAGCGGCGCGACAAAGCTGATGTCCCAGATCGTAAACGTCCCGGTTTATATCGGTACGCAGAAGCTTGCGGACGTCATGGTAGATGTCACGAATGGCAAGATAATTCAAACCGGCAAAAATGTGCTTATGACTTGAGAGGTGATATTTTATGATGTGGTGGAACGGAGAACCGCTGCCGACACCATCCCCGGGGATATCCTTTGAGGAGCGTATCGTTGAGGGAACCAACAGTGGGCAGACCCTCGGCGGTTCCTACTCCAAGAAGATAATTGCCCGGAAAGAGGACGTCCGTGTAACGTGGGAGGGGCTGACCGCCGAGGAAAGCGCCGCAATCGGCAAAATCGACGCCAGCACTTACGGAAAGCTGACGTACTACAGCCCGTCGAAAGGCAAATTTCTGACGAAAACAATGCATGTCGAAAGCCATACGCAGGACATCAACGAAGCGGATATCCAGCTTGGGAAGTTCCAGGGAGATATCAGCGTAACTGTGCAGTTCCGCGAAAAGTAAAGGAGGCTTAAAGGTGTTTTTAATTACCTTTTCAAAAGCCGGTCAGGAGGATATCGTTCTGACCGAGGACGATCTGTTCGACTTTCAGTACGAAGCGAGCTGCTACTCCGGCGAGACCTTTGAACTTGGCGGCGTGAATGCGAAAACGCTGTACCTGCTCATTGATAACAATACGCAGCGTTTTTCCCGCGGGACGTTTGCGAACTGCCGGGTCAAGCTGGAGATCAACGGCAAATTCTTCGGGTACTACAATACCGAACTGCCGAAGCGCCGGAACGGTGTGATTGAGCTTACCGCATACGACGATATGGTGAAGCTGGACACCGAGTTCCCGACAGATTACACGTTTCCGCAGACGTTCTGGGCGGTGTATGCTCAGTGCGTATTTGAAGCCGGGCTTGCTTCCGAGGTATCATTTGATAACGTCGTACTGAACGGTGTGTGGGACAACGGTATTATTTCCGCGGATTACACTCAGTACATCTACGCAAATTCCTGCCGCAACCTTGTATCGGGAATGGCGGAATGGAACGGCGGGTTTGCGTATATCAACGACGTCAACAAGCTCCAGATCGACAAGTTTTCCAAGACAGTCACACGGGAATACAGTTCCGGCGACCTTATGGAGCTTGATTACAGCGATGAAACTGTCGTATTCTCAAAGGTGAAAACTTCGCAGAAAAACAAGACTTATGAGATGGGAACCGACGCCGGGTACACGCTTGTGCTCAAAAATCAGTACATAAGCTACGGTCTGGACGATACCATGTTTGAAACGTATCTGACGAAGATTTCCGAGTATTACACCGTATTCGAGCTGACGCCGATGTCGTTCACGCTTGCAGAGCCTGACTTCGACCTGCATGTCGGCGACCGTATTCAGGTCTACGATGAGGAAGAGCAGGTTGCCATTACCGGCAATGTTTCCAAGATAGCGATATCCGGGAACTGCTCCATGACCGTCACCTGCGGCGGGTTTGAGAATGTGTCCAGTTCAAGCGGCTTTACGCCTACTTCCTATAGTCAGATTCAGCAGAGCAAGCAGGAGGCAAAAGGCGATGGCACTGCCGAAAAACTCCAGACAACAGGGTCAAAGTACTGGGCGGTCACAGACGATAGTGGAGTATCCTTCGGCGCTGATGATTCCGGCAAGATAGCCTTCCTGACTAAGCAGGGCACTGGGACAGGGTTTCGGCTGGGTGCGTATGGGAACACCGGCATAGAGTTTGAAGGCTCTGGGCACGGCGCAATAAAACTGTACGACAATTGTGGCGGCACATGTAGTTTGGTTGTAGACAATTGTGCGGAATATCCTATATTCATATGCACGTCAGACGATTCAGGACAGATCGACCACACTTCGCTTCAGGTTTACAATGGCGGCAAGCTCAAGGTATACCCTGACAGCCTGGCCATTCAGACAGAATCACGAACCACCCTGACGCTGAAAATCACCAGCGATGGGTGGAGCTTAGGCATGACGGGCAAAAAGCTTGAAGCAAAGTCAGACGGTTTGTATTTCAACGGCAAAAAGGTACTTTTGGAGGGATAAATCATGACATCAAAAACAATCGTCCTCACCGGCGCGGAAATCAGGGCGGATTACTCGGGCGGCACAAACGCCTGGCTCCGGAACGACGGCACTGCAACGGTGTACGCGTCCACTGCTCCGGGCGTTACGGCCGGAGCTGACGGAGTAGTCAGCATTCCGGCGGGACAGGCGGTAAGGATTGACGGGGCTTGCAGGACAGTGTACCTGCTCGGGACGACTGGATCGGTGCAGCTCGTCGGGAGCGATTACACCGCATGCCCTTTTAAGACGTCAGCACAGGGCGGCGGCTCGGGTGCTGACAGCGTAGCCAGAGCCGCCATAGAAGCGCACGCGGGCAACGCGGATATCCACGTCACAGCCGATGAGAAGGCATACTGGAATACGCTGAGCGGCAAGAATGAGCTTGACAATCCGGATTTCCGTATAAATCAGCGCGGGCAGGCTGAATACACCACCGGCTACACCGTGGACAGGTGGTACATCTCCACTGATAAGTGCAAAGCTGCTCCGGAAACCAATGGAATCCGCCTGACTGCTACAGCAACGCTGACTTCAAATACCCATGCGTTCTGGCAGAACAACGAATTCCCGCTTCCACCGGGAAAATACACGCTATCTCTCAAGGCAGCGGACGTCACCGGAGTATGGGCCGCGCGTATCCGCACTGTGACCGCAGCCGGGGACTACGTTGACAGCTACTATACTCCCAGGCTTCAGGCTGGAATAAACAGTGTGACGGTAGATCTTTCTGACAGCGAGTACATATCCGCAGTCTCCATCGGGTTCAACAAGGGCACCGAAGCCGGGAACTCCCTGAAGCTCGCATGGGCGAAGCTGGAGGGCGGTTCACTGGCGACGCCGTTCGTGCCGCCCGACTACGCTGCGGAGCTTGCAAAGTGCCAGAGATTCTACCAGGTCAGAACCACAAACGACATCGACCCGCTGGACATGCGCCCCAGCATGAGAACCATAACGGACATCAAGGCAGTAGAAGGAGGATACGCATATGTCGCAGAATTATGATGAAATCATCGAACCGTGCGAGACCGATGAGGAGCGTGCCGCGCGTGAAAGCAGGCTCAGAGCCGCAGAGATAGCACGCAGATTCGCGGAGATTGACCGGGAGCGTATACGTCCGCTTGCGGCAATAGTCGCAGGCGTCGGCACTGACGAGGACAAGAGCAGGCTCAAGGCGCTTGAGGAAGAAGCGGCACAGCTCCGTGCGGTGCTCGCAGATATGGAGGATAAAGATGAAAATAATTGATAAGCTCATTCCTATTAATAAGTATAACCGCCCAGGAAGCAAGTCAACTCCGAAGCGCATATGTGTGCATTATACCGGACAGGCTGGAACTGATGCGGACAGGTTGGCGCTGTTTTATTCGAATGTCGCAACGGGAAGATTTCCTAATAAGCCGAACAACTGGACGAGCACGCAGTACATAGTCGGACTGAACGGCAAGGTAATCCGTGTTGTTCCCGATAACGAGACAGCCTATGCCGCAAGTGGCAAAAACGCCGGAACGCTGCATATCGAGGTCTGCTATTCAAAGGCAAGCGGAGAATTTGAAACAGCGTCTATGTCGGCTCTGCGCGAACTGGTACAGTACCTTATGAAGAAGTACAATATCTCGGCTGGAAATGTCCTGCGGCACTATGACCTGACAGGTAAATACTGCCCGTGGTACTATGTTGATGAGAACCGCTGGGCTGTTCTGCATGAATATATAACGTCCGTTGCTGTCGATCAGAAGAATCTGTA